GCGAAAAGGGGATAAATCCAGAAGCAAAATTTGATATACTTAAAATGGAAAACAAAAAAGGTGAAAATATGACCGAAAAATTAGAAAAAGCATTGGAAGAATTGAACGGAATTTTAGCAGATATTAATTCTGTTCGTAAAGAAGAAGAAGAAATGATGTATGGTGAAGAAAAAGCCATGCATGGTGAAGAAAAAGCCATGTATCAGAAAGAAGAAGAAGAAGAAATGATGGATGAAGAGGAAATGATGGATATGGAAACAAAAGGCCATTCCGGTCCTGAAGGCTACGTTGAAGACGGTAATCCCGAAGATAGGATTGTTGTTCCTAATGGTAGGGGAGTCGCTAATCATACTCAAGAAACCGTTGTTAAGGGTTTTGAAAATCATGAGTTAAATAGCCTAAATCTTTCTGTTGAAAACATTGAGAAGGCTTATGAGCAATTCCGCGCAGAACAGTTAGAGCAAATTGCTTATGATAACTTAAAGAAAGAATTCCAAGAGCGTTTTGAAGCAGAAATTGGAACACGCGAAGATATTCTAGCAAAGCAGAATTATGATGCTAAAACAGAAGTTAATGTTCTTAAGGAACAATTTGCTGAATTAAAGAAATCATTGACTGATGAGAAGAATGAAATTCTTAAGGCTCAGGAAGTTTCAATGACTATTCCAGAGGATATTCCAACATCAATCGAGCAAATAGCCGATATGAGTTGGGATGATATTCACACACTTTCAAGGAGGTTTGTGTGATTATCCAATTGGATAAAACAAAAAGGTGATTAAAATGGCAGGATACATAAACACAATAAAAGATTTAGAAGCAGCAACCTACGGAATGTCCGGTAGTGGAGGTAATTCTCTATTAAAGGCAGCAGGTGTAGTAGGTGGTTTTGGAACGCCCCATGATGCGGCATCAAATCCATTTAGTGCAGCAGCAAACTTAGGAGATTTATACAACGTATTATACGGACAAAAAGTTTGGTCAATGTTAAACCAAGAAATTAATCCATTGGCTATATTGTCTAAAAGACCATATACACAGTCAGGATGGAGAATCCTAAAAAGCCGCCCACAGGGAGGTTCTGCATCAGCCGTTTCTATTGGAACTGGTGCTACTGGTGATGCTTCTCCGGCTGCTGATGATATTGGTGGTGTAGCAGAAAACGCATCAATTGGAACAGGAAACAATATTCCTCCAATTGCACCTGAATACGCTAAACTGTATTTAAGTCCTAAAACAGTTGCTCATATGTTTGAGTTCTCAGAGATTGGAATGGAATTATCCAGTATTGATGACGGTGTTGGAGATATTCGCTCCATTATTCGTGAAGATATGGGTAAACACCACGCAGAAATGCAGAGTAAAATGCTTGTAATGCCTTTAGAGCATTATGATAACTCTAACTATCCATTGATTGAGCAGAATTACACATCATTGATGAAGGTTGTTTCTTCTTCTGCTGAATTAAACGCATTAAATGATGGAAGCATGTTGAACACTGGTTCTGGTGCTTCTACACTTACTGCTGACTTAGTGAATCTTTACGGTTCTACTGCTAGGCAATTAACTGGTGGTAATGCTACTGCTTCTTTTATGGATGCAGTAGTGGATTTCGGTAATGGTTACGCTGCAAGCGACCAACGCTCTTTAACGCTAAGTTTGCTTAATTCAGTATTAAGGCAGATTCGTGCAAATGGTGGTTCTCCAAAGGTTATTCTAACTGGATATGATACCATTCAAGCACTTGCTGACCTATTACAGTCCCAAGAGCGATTTATGGAGAGAAAGGAAGTTACTCCTACACATAACGGTATTCGCGGAACAAAGGGTCGTGAGGTTGGATTCCGAGTAGCAACATATTTCGATATTCCAATTATTCCAGCAAAAGATATGCCTATGACTACTAACAGTAGTAATACTACTGGATTAAGTGATATGCTTATTCTAGATACTGACCATTTGTGGCTATCTGTTATGAAACCGACTCAATACTTTGAGGATGGTATTTCTAACGGAAACCCGTTTGGTGTTGGAACTCTCGGTAATCAGGCATTATACCGCACAATTGCAGAAGTAGGTTGTTCATTCTTTAAGGGTCAAGGTAAGATTACAAACCTCAAGTGAGGTTTAATCTTAGTAATCAATAAAAGGAGAGTTAAGTATGGCACATACAGTAACAATCTTAGCCGATTCTAAGGGATTTACTCGCCCTAGAGTTAGTGGCGATGAATATGTCGTTGATGCAGTATTAGATATTACATCTTATACTGCTAATGGCGAAGAAATTCTCGCTACTGCTCTAGGATTAAGCACAATTAATTGTGTTGTTGTAACAGGTATTTCTGTTGATACCCTTACAGGTGGTTATGAAGCAAGAATGATTGCTCCCGAAGTAATGTCCGGTGCAGCCAATGGTGGAAAATATCATGGACAAAATGATAGATTCCAAATACACGCTAAAGAAGCGAGTAATACCGATAATATTGGTGAAATCCGAGTAAGAGTTTGGGGCCTTATTTGAGCATAGGTGATTAATTTGGCTTTAGCCAAGATGCTTAGTAAATCTCCACATGGGGATTTAACTCTAAGATTTGAAGGTGAAGATTTCACTTTTAATCATGAGAAGCCTATTAATCTACCTACTAAATATGCTTCTATTGCATATGGCGGTAGTTCTTTAGATATTTCTTTTGAAGAAAAAGACAGAGATTTTCTTCTTAATCTAGAAGGTGCTGGTTTAAGAAATATTAGGTCAGTATTGGGTATGTTAGATGCTTCATCTGAAGAACTAACAATTAAACTACTTGGTAAAAAGAAGACAATTAAACCAAAGAAAACGGTTAAAAAGGATTCTTGACCGCCAAGTATATAGGGGATTGCTCCCCTCATAAAAATAAGGCGGATTAGTCGTTTTTTGGAGAGATTTTAATGGTTGCAGGTTGTAGAACATCAGGCGTTTTAACCGCTTCTGCGGTAGTTGCTAGACATCAATGTAAATTGATTAGTATTCATGCTACTGAAACTGCTGGTGCAATGGCTCAAATTAAGGTTTTTGATGGAACAGATAATACAGGATTAGAAGTGGCTAGAATAATTTTAGCAGCAGGACAAACACTTGAATTTGATATGCATGGTGTTATTTGTAAAGATGGATTATTCTTTGAAGAAACTTCAGGAGCAGTTGCTTGTTCCATTGAATTTCAGTAGGTGATTATTATGGCGGCAATTGATAAAGATACTCGTTTAATTATGGCTATTCTTTTTGTTGGTTCATGTTGTGGGTTAAATGTTTTCTTTTATGGTATTTACGGTGGAGAATTACCGTGGACTCCATTAAGTCATGCAGTATTATTCAGTTTAATTACAATTGGAGGAATTATGATTATGAAGGCGGTATTTGATATGGCTCTTAATGATTGGATAGAACTTAGATTGTTAGATAGAAGAATTAGGTCTTATTGGGAAAGAAAAGCGCGTGATGAAGAACAGAAAAAGAAACTTCGTGATGCTATGAATCAATTTAATCTAACACCTAATTATATTACTCAATCTAATACAAATGAGGTTGGAAGTGAATTTTTAGCCTCTATTGAACAATAGGGGATAACATGATTGATGCATTATTTGGTTATGATTCAAACAATGTGGCTTTTGATATTCAAAGGGCGCATTCTGCTGAATTAACAATAGCCAGATTAAGAGCATGGATTTGGGGAACAACCGCCGTTGTAGCCTCATTGTTAATAGGTAATATTGCTGGTTCTTTTGGTATAGATTTTTTTCAAATAGCATGGGAATCATTTAAACACATTTTGTGGTGATATGTCGGTTGTAGCAGGTTTTACAGTAGTTTTACTAGAAGGTATATTCGCAATATATAAAAAAGTTCACGCAATTAATTTTGGTATTTATGGAGTTAGTAAAGTAGGAAAAACTACATTACATCATCAAATTAGAACAAGAGGGGAAGTTCCAGATATTAAAAAAAGAACAGTAGGATTAGAAAAACCAACTAGAAAAATAGTTAAAATTGATGGTAATGTTCAAACAGTTAGAAGTTCAGATGTAGGTGGAGAATCAATTTATTGGAGCCTTTGGTTAAAAGATTACAAAAAAAGAAAACCTAAGTATGTTATATTTATGATAGATGATAGACATTTAAATAATAGAGCAAGTTTAGAACATCAAGTAGCATGGAAATATTTAGTGGATATGATAATGTCTGAAACATGGCCTAATGGAAAAAAGAAAAAACATAAAGATTATCCAGAAGCAATAGGAGTATGGGCAAATAAGTTTGATTTATGGGGAAAAAATTATCCTTTAGGAGAAACAATAGATAAACATCCAATCTTTGAACCTTTTAAATATGGAATGCAAAAATTAAATGGAATAGGAATACCTACATTCAAATATATAGTAAGTGCTAAATCAGACCCCGAAATGGTATATCGTGGAATAATGACTATGATAAAAGATTATTAGGTGAATAATATGTTTCAGCAACCTTCATTAATTGGTGCTGGAATAGATGCTCCTAATAGATTTTTACCTAAATTAGAACAGGCTAGGTCAAGTGGCCCAGTTGAAAAGTTTGAGTATAGTAGTATAAAATCTAAAAAGCAACTAAAAGAAATAAGAAAGGTATTATTACCAGAAAAGAAAAAATTCTTGTTTTTCAAATGGGGTGCTAAATATGCATTACAAAACCATTGTGTTGTTTGTGGAACTTTTCATCAATGGGATATTTCAGACCCATTAAGACCCGGAATACCTTTAACAGAAGTAACTAAAGGAAAACCAATTAGAGGAACTTATTGCCAAAAACATGCAGCAATGTGGAAACAAATGGAAATGTTAGAACAACAGATTTTAGCAGAAGAAAGTGGTTTAGAGTTTAGAGGTTATATTCCTAAGCCTAAAATGCCTCAAATGTTCACAGGGAATACAGGGCCTTTAACTAGATTAAAGCGAGAAGATATTGCATCATTAGCGGCATTAGGATGGACAATAAAACCACCTAAATCAGAAACAGAAACTTCAACAGAAGAAGTTTATAGATTACTCACTGAAATGAAATCTAATATGGAAAGAATAGATAATTTAATTTTAGTGCAGAATACAAAGATAGGTGACGAATAATGGGAATCTTAGGAACGAGTAATAGCAATTTGGCTAAACAGATAAGTAATAGTAATAATAGCACTTTTAAAACAGTGAATAATTTACTAACTTTGCAGGAAAATCATGTTGAAGAGTTTTTTCAATATCATGGTCCTGAGTTTTTAGCAGCATTAGAAAAATTAATGGAAGATGTTACTGCTAGAGTAGTATCTGGAATGTTAGCCAAATTAGAATTTAAACAGGATGGAACTACCATTAGTGTTAATAAAGATACTTTAAGGGAATATGAGAAAATTACTCAAGAAAACATTGAATTAGATTTACAAGCATTGTTAAATTCGGCTATCAATTCTGAGGTAGTTATGCAACGTAAGTTAGCCAAACAACAATACCTTGAATCACAAGGTTTTGCGCCTCCACAGCCTAATAATCCTACTAATGCGGGTGCGATGCCTATGGCTCAAATGGGGGCTATGGGAGCAGTAGGAGGGGCATCTATGGGGGCATATTCGGGGATGAATCAACCTATGCCTCAATCATCAAATTATCCGGTTCCTCCGGCTGGTCAAGATAATTATGGCCGTCCATATTGGATAGACCCAAATACGCAACAAATGACTTTTGAACCTCCTTCTAGCGGATTACATTTAGGACAAACAATGATGAATGTTGCGCGTCAAGGTGCTGCATGGGCTAAATGGTTGGCTTAGGTGATTTAAATGGAACTAAATCTTTTTGATGGTCAAAGGGATTTAAGTGAAAAACAAATCGAAGAACGTTATAATAGTCATATGCTTGCTTATTTAGTAAGTGATTATTCAACTTCTCTTAGAGAAATAGATGATAATTTTTTAGATGATTTAGATGTTGATGAAGTAGTTTCCGAAGAAGATGAAGATAAATTAAAAGATATTATAGAAGGCGAATTAACAAAAGTAGCCAACACTGATTTATTAGATTTCTTTACTGGTGAAGTAGGAAAAAAACTAATAAAGGCTGGATTAATTGAATCTGAGGAAGACCTTCAATATAGAAAAACCTTATCTGAGAGATTCGGTAATAAAGAAATACTAGAGGGTTTTACTGTTTCTAATTTAACTGATAGTTTTATTCGTGGAAAACTATTCGGTGTTGAACGTGTTGCTGATTCAGAAAAAGAAGTAGAAGAGGGCGAATTAAGAAATGCTATTTTAAATAATAATTTAAGAGAGGCATACCCTGATGTAAAACACCCACATAACACATATAAAATGGAAGGCGAAATGAATAAAAAATATCCTATTGAAAAGAAAAAAACTGCTGACGAAGACAAACAAAAACTACCAACAAAAAGTATTACAACAAAAATTTTTGATACTCATGAACAGATAACAAAATTATATGATAAAGCAAATATAAGTTACACAGTAGAAAAAGAAAAGAGTGAAACTTCTCAAAAGGCTTTATTCTCTAAAACTTCTTCATTTGTAGAAGGCAGTAATGCAAATCCCGGTTCAATGTTAGATAAAATATATAAATCAGATTTAAATGCTACTCACATTTCTGCTAATTATGATGAAGATGGAAGATTAAAATATGATACCTTTAGAACTTTTAGATTAGAAATAGGTGAAAATGCTAAAACAGAAAAAGTAACTTTACAAGTAATAAACTATACTATTACTCCTAACATTGGAAGAACTAGAGTTAAAGTTACACCAAAAGAAATTAGAGTTAGACAAGGTTCTGGTGAAATCCAAAAAGATTTACAAGAAGTATTAAATGTTATATCTAGAAACTATTCAACCCTTGAAAACGAAGTGAGGC